ACCAATCTGCATACGCAAATCTTGAGAATAAACAACACCTTTAGATGCCATTTCACGAAGGGCATATGTAACTCTCTCAAATTGGTATTCCGACATGTGTAATACACGAGATACTTCTGTCCAATCTTGAAAGACTTGTTGTGCACCACTATCGCCTAAACCCTTTGCGGTGGCCGCATAAAATATAGAATATGAATCGGCTATACTTTTCATAGGCATAGCAGTTCGCTCCGCTAATTTAAAAGCCCATTGTAATTGCTCATTGGCTTTTTCTTGCGAAGCCGTAATAGCATAAAACCTTGATTTCATTGCACCCATTTCACGAGTGGCATTAACAAGGCTCATACCAAACTGTTTTAACCCAGAATATACATCATAACCAATAAAGGTGCTGAATAAGTTTTTAAGACTAAACAAACCGTCATAAGTCGATTTCATTTGCTTGTTTAAAACTTGAAATCCAGCACCTTTAACTGTGGGTCTAAATAATAATAAAAATTCGTCTAATATTCCAGCCATCTTATTTCGCAGTTGCCCTTTCTATTTCATCGCCTATTTCTTTTATTTGGTCAATTTCTTCCAAATATTTTGAAAATAATAAGACTATATCTGGCAAACACCATTCTTCTACTAATGTAGGTTGCATGTGTTCTTTACGACTAATAGTGGCGATAATTGATTTAAAAAACTTTTCTTCTTCTGTATAATAATCAACAGTATCTAACCAAGATTTTCTTTCATTTTGTTCGCTATCGAGTTCATTGCCGTTTCTAATCCTTCTGCTTTCGGCAATGAGTTGGCTTGTAGTCTTTCGTTTAGATGATGTAGCCCCTTTTCGATTAACGAAGGCAATGATTGAAAAAAATCTTTATCATTCTCCATAATTACTTTATATAGTAATTGGGGAATTTCCATAAATCTTCCAGCAAAATGCTCATCAAAATCTGTAACTAATCTATCATCACAATATAATTGATTTTTATCAATAAAAGTGTCTAATAAATAATCAAAATCTTCCATCATTAACTCATAAAATTTACTATTAAATTCTTCAACTTTTCCTTGAGTTAAACATGGTGCTAAAGCAGTTGTCTTTGCGGTAAATCTTCTTGTAGCCTCAAATGCTTTACGACCGCCAATTAGATAAAATTTATATCTGTGGTCGCCTACTTTAACTTCTCTTTGTGGCATTGCCATAATCTCAATCTCCTTATCTTACTAACTTTTCACATACAAGAGCACAAGGGCGATAAAATCGCCCAATGCTCTCTAAAATATTATAGAAAAATTTTCATTTTTCGTAAACTATGCTATTTCAAAATCTTCTTCGCACTCGATAGTAAACGCATAACCATTTCCGCCTGTAAGTGCTACGGCATCGTATGACTTAACATTAGCGGCCGTAGAAGTCCATGTGCGTTGTCTATTAGGGTTTGTATCTTTTACGATTAAGTTTTCGATTTGCTTTTTCTGATTATGATAATTTTCCAATTTATAACTTGAAGCACTATGAGAAAATAGTGTAAATGTTAATTGGTCAATTTTATCATATTTCCAAACTGTTTCGTGTCCGCCAGATTTACCTTTAATGACATCGGAATTTTCGCCACCAGCAGTAATTTCTACATCTGCATCACCAAATTCGTCTGGGTTGATAGTATATCCATCAAATGAGATATAGATATACTTCGGGTCTATTTGATTTCCAGCCATATTATGTTATCTCCTTATGCTTGATATACTAAATTGATTTCTACTTTCTTTGCGTTAAGTGCTATTTCAGCAGTTGCTTTAACTACAAAACATTTTTCAGCAAATTTTGAAGCGAACTGTTCTTTAACAGTTTGTCTTGAAAGAACTTGTAAAGTTTGACCTTTTTGTAAAGTTCCGTCATCTGCCAAACTATCAGAAGCAATCAATTCTTCATTTTGTAATTGTTTTAAAACTGCTTTTAATTTACCTTCTAAAACTGCTCCACCTCTATCATCGTAAGGTATCTTCATTTCAAGAGCATCCATACCAGCAGATTGTAGGTTTAAGATAATTCTATCCAAGATAACTTGTTGTTGAATTTCATCACCATTACACATATTCCCGCCAGCAGTTAAAACTCTTGTCATATAAGAGCCAGCCTGTCCGATATATGGAGTGTAGTAGTTTACATTATTACCATCGAGTTTAGTTTTTTGGTTATCTGTCAAAACATCTTGAGTAATACCAGACGGTTTGTCAAATACACCAGATATTCGCCCAGGAGTGCCGAAACAATGAATAGAAGCCATAGCACCATTCAAATATTCTTCCGCAGTTCCATGATAGTATAAAACACCTTTAGTATTTTTAAGAGCCAATCTTTTAGCGATATTATCAATTTCTTCTGGGCCTGAACCGCCTTCGATAATAACCTTACTATCTGTTAAAACTTCTGCTTCGCTTGTTTGTGCGTGAGGTATTTTTCTTTTATCAGCAAAATAACTCATAAATGAATCAATATCATCGTCATCATTGCCAACAAATACCCAATGATAAGCATCTGTATAGCCGATACGGATAAGAGCAGATTCAACATTACTATCTGTACTTAAAACTTGACAAATAGCGACTTTTTCAACGGCTGATTTATTCATACCCGTATTTACCTTTTGAGCAAAAACATTTTTTGCACATTTATAAATAGGGTGAGTAGTCGGGAATTTTTCACCAACACCGTCAAGGCTTTCAAAAACTTCTACACCATCTGTTGAAAAGGTTTGTCCTTCTTTAAGTGAGTTATTTTCAAAAGCACCAACAATCGCCAAGTTTTTAAAATAGCCATCTATACTCGTAGTAATGATTTCTTGTTCATTAACTATGATAATGTTATCTATGTTTGTGGACATATTTTATACTCCCGTTATATATATTCTAATTGTTATCTAAATATAGTTCTATGGCTTGAGTATCACCATGACTATCTTGATATTCGACATCTGCGAAAATTCTTTGAGCCTTATCAACTTCTCGTTTGGAAATTGCAGTATATTGAAATTTACACGAGAATTGAGTTGTGTGTCGATTTTTTGTTTCTTCAAAAATGCTGGTATCTGTTATTTCAGACATATTTTTATTTTGGGAGCAAACCAAAATAGGTGTTAAAATTTCGTTCTCATAACAGAAATAATCCGAAGCCGAGCCAGACTTCAATAACATTCTTAAATATGAAATTGCGTTATACGATAAATTTTGAGCCTGTAACGCAGTTAAATTTAATTTTTTATTTTTCATAGAAGTTATCATAAAATTAACTGTAATTTCATGGGGTTCTTCTAATTTGTAATACCACTTACCCGTTGCTTTATCTTCATAAAATTCTCCGTCTGTACCCCAAGATACAGATTCGTCATTTATAATACTTAAACAACATTCAGTAGCATCTAATGGTCTATCTCTTACTGTATCAGACCAATAGACATTAGCATGATTATCGACTTGCTGACCATCTAAATTTATATAACTATCTTTATTAAAATAGTCGGGAAATTCGGCATGTAGGGTATTATATACCCAAGTTAATACCGCTTGTTTAAATAGTTTCATTTCGTTCATATGCCGATGTACCTAATTCAGTTTCTATTTGTCCGATATATGTTCTATAACAATGAACTAATCCACCAGCCGTCATAGGTGCTGACGGAATAATAACTCTAAATTTTACATTATCGAATTTAGTTGTTATAATTGCATTATTTGGTATAGGTTCATTAGAAAATACTCGTCTATCAACTTTATTTCTTAACCCTTCTGGTATATCTTTTAAATCATCTTTATAATTTAAAGGTATAATACCTAACATAACTTCTTTTTCGATTTCCTCTCCTTCAATTTCGCCTTCGGCAAAATCATAAGTCGGAGCACCCGTAGTAGTTATAATGCAAGGTTGAGCACCCAAATCGACATCTATCATTTGATTAACTATTTTTTTAAATTTTTTCCAATTCGGCATGCTTATTTCCTATTTAATTGGTTTATTAGTTCATCTATTTGTGTTAAAAATTTTAATTTTTGTTCTTGATTAGCCACTCGCCCTGTTGTATTCGGCTTACTTCTACCACGAATAGACTCAAGTAATCTTCCTGTTTCATATAAAGGATGGTTTATTCCTTTTAGAATAGTAGTTATTATACTATTCGGGTCAGTTTTTTTACTTGAAATTCTATCTTTTTGCATGTTCTGCATTTCATTAGCAATAGAATCTAAAACTCGTTTTCCGCCTGTCTTACCGCCACGACTTGTGTTAGCAAGATAATTTAAAATAATTCGTCTTACTTTTTGCCTTATTTCATTCCATGCTTCGTTAATTTTCCATAACATAATAAATGGTCTGGCTGGTCTTGAGTATCTTCTACCAGCAATAAGGGCTAATTTATTTTCTGGGTTATTTGGGTCGGAAAAAATAACTGTTTTAGGCTGAATCCAACTTGCAAAATTTTCTAATGTTTCTGCTAATTTGGCTAATTTGATTTTTGTATTATGTTTATCGCCTTTGCGTTTTCCACTATTGCCACTTGGAACATATTGCCTACCCTCTTGTTTCCAAATTCCAGAAACGGCAGTATAGGCTTGTAACCATATTATTTTACGAATTAAGGTTTTCATGCCTTTGCGTTTATGGATTATTTGAAAAGAGTTATTAGCCATATTATTCCTCGTAAGGCCCAAATTGTTGTTTATGTTGTATTAACTCATACTCTAAATCAGCAGTTTTAGGCGGTATAATTTCACCATCCTTCATGCGTTCATAGTTTTCTTGTCTATCATCAACATAAATACCAAACGATTTTGGAACACCACAAAGTAATGGATTTGTACCATCTTTTATACTTTGTTCAAGATTATTAAGTAATGACTGATAATTACTTGCTTTAGATTTACCTTCTTCATATTCAATAGTATCTAATCTATAAGTATCACCACCCGTAGATGCGTATTTAGCAACTAATCCACGCAAAGCCATAATTGCAGATTGTACTATATTGCAATATGACATTTGATAAAAAGCATCTAATTGTTCATCGTCAAATTCAAAATCTTCTTCATTAACATCGTTAATGAGTGCACGAATTTTACCGATATAGTTGGTGTAATCTATTGCCATTATTTACTTAAAACCTCAATAATTTGTTTTTTAATTTTATTCGGCACTTTTTTACGCATATCTTTGACTTCTATACCAGCCTTATCTAAAAGTGTCGTTTTAAAATCGTCTTTGTTATAACCTAATTTTTTAGCAAGTATAGCATAGGTTTCAGCGACCTTTTTTGCATTTTTATTTTTTGTTGCTTTTTTAGGTTTTAATTTCTTCTGAATATGTCCGATGTAATATAAACTTTTTAAAGTTTCA